GGTTGTTCATTGACTGATGTATCATTAGGTACAGGTTTAGTATCTGGAGTCTTTGTAGACACTGAACCGTAAAGGTCATTAGCGATGTCTACAACTTCTTGCCAGGTCTCTGCAACACTGATACGGTCAATCCAAACCATCTCACTATCATCAAAGGGGATTCGTATAGAGGACCCAATTTTGAAGTACAGATTGATACGGTCAATCAACGCAAGTTTGTTCAGATTCAAATCTGCAACTTCAAAGAAGTCTTTCTCATATAGTTCTTTGTAACCACCAAAGAACTGCGACTTGAGACCAGGATAACGTCGCTTAACAAGTTTCTCAATACGAGCATCTTCAATGATGTTCAGGAAACTTTTAGGACAGCTAACGTCTGCATCAACCCATTCATCAACTGGGCTGTACAAAGCATGTCCGATCTCATGTCCTACCAACATCGTATAAACACAATCACTCATCTCTTTCCAGATAGGAAGAGCCAAGAGACGTTTTTCCAGATCAAAGTATGCAGTAGGAATTTTACGATGCTCCACTGTCAAGTTCTCGGTTGCGAGAAGACGAGCAAGGTTTCCCTGGATCTGCTGCTTGGACATCTGACCTCCGTTGGTATGCACCTATACTACAACAGGACCCCCTGCTAGTCAAGGGGTCCAGTCAAATTTATGTCACATCAACACACTTGGAGAAATCAGATACCTTATCAAATCTGATCTGATGGGGGAACCTCTCTGAGAGAATCTCGCCTTTATGGGAGATTACAAAGACGTTTGTATTACTAGAAACATCTTTGAGAATCTTTAAGAGTTCTTCTGTACCAGCAGTATCAAGAGAACTATCAAAAACTTCATCAAGGATAAGTAAATTAGTTGAAACTGAGTTCTTCAGTTTAGCAACTTCTCTCCAAGTAAACAATAATGAGAGATCGATCTTTTGTTTCTCTCCTTCTGAGAAGGAAGCATAAGAAAACTCGTCTCTAAATCTAGACTTAATAACTTCATTGAACTCCTCGTCAAGAGTGAAATTGACATAGAAGTCCATACTCGTCAAGTATTTATTTATTAACTTATTAATAACTGGAATATATTTTTTGATAATCTGACTTTTGATACCGCCGTCTTTCAGTAGATTAGAAATGATCTTAAACTGATTCTGTTGATTCCTTACAGAAGAACAATCACTTTGTTTCTTTTCTAGATCTGCAAGATTAGTTTTTAGTTTAGTATACTCTTTATCTAAATCTGGTTTCTCTGCATTACGTTGACTAACAATCTCCATCTGTTGTTTTGTCAGGCGACGTTCTCTCTTGTGAAGAGATTGTATCTCATAATTCAGTTCAGCAATTTCTGAGTTATATGATCGAAGAGTATTTACAGTCTCTTGCATTGACTTGATGTGTGTACTCATCTGATCAAATCCTTCTTTTAGTTCTGCTTTCTTTGAAGACAAACTACCAGTCTTAGAATTTTTTAGATCTGAGGAGATTACCTGTTGGCAGGTAGGACATGAATCATGATTAGTAAAGAACTGAAGTTCTCTGTCTACTGTATTTGATTTATGTTTTAGTTTAGAATTAATCTCTTTAAGAGATTCAAACTTTTTCTCAATCTGTTCTTGACCTGAAGTGAGATTAACTAGTTCTTCTGTACGACTTTGCTTTGATTGAACCTCAAGATAGATCGAGTCAATCTCTTTCTCATTAGTCTCATACCTTGTTACTAATTGATTGTCAAAGTTTGCATTAACTTTCTCAAGGCTTGTAATATTATTTTTTTGCAAATCATATTTTTGTTCTGCAAGACTAACACTATGATCACAGTCTCTCAGTTCATCTCTAACATCTTTGATCCTATCTTTCAATAGGGCATTCATACGAGAGAAGATACCAATGTCTAACAGGTCTTCAATTACTTCTCTTCTATGAGACGCTGGCAATTGCATGAACGGTACAAACGTTGAGCTTCCCAAGATGACGACTTGTGTAAAAGACTTGTAGTTAATCTTGAGGATTGTTTGTTCAAGATACTTTTGGTAATCTCTATTTGCTGATTCCTGATCCACCAAGTGTCCATTTTCATATATCTCAAAGCTATTAGGTTTAATAGATCGGACAACTTTAAACTCAACGTTGCCTATAGTAAATTCAATTTCAACTACACAATCTTTTTCATTGATAGTATTTACTAGTTGTGGTTTATTAATTTTACGAAAAGGTTTATTAAACAAACCAAAACAAAGAGCGTCAAGCATCGTTGACTTACCTGCACCATTAGATCCTTGAATCAAGGTAGCAGAGTTTTTGTCCAGTTGAATTTCTGTAAACTGGTTACCCGTGCTTAGAAAGTTCTTCCATCTAATCTTATTAAAGATGATCATAGTTTAGTGGGACTACAAAATTGTTCTTGTCAATAATTGAATACTCGTAATTGAACGCTTCACAATTACGAACTATCATTTCTTCATCTACTTCTGTTACTTCTAACTCATCGTCAAATCCATTAGCGTCTAGTAAATATTTGTATCGTTCAGCATCATCCATGTCCTCCCAAATAAGAACAGTTCTTTTTTTACTTTTCTTATTACTGACGGCATACACCCCACGTTTTGTTGTTGCATTTAGAATATACATTAGAGACTACATGCTTCTGTGTACAAAGATTTAAGAATCTTCTTAATATTTAACTTATCAGAAAAGTCCGTTTCATCAACGTATTGTTCAAGCAGGGTAAGTGTGTCTTCAGTTTCCAACTCCAAGTTTCCTTCGAGTTCTACTGAGAGATCTTCTACAATTTTAAGATCTGCTACACCTACATCATACAACGACTTGACTATTTTGTCAAACTTAACATGGTCTTCACGATCTTCTACGATCAGTTTAACGTACTTGCCTTCATAGTCAGAAATATTTTCTATCACAATATCATCGGTATAGAAAATCTTGTTAAACATTTTATAGGGGTTTCTATAAAATTTGGTAGTCGAGTCTTTTGTATCTAGTACAGTAAATCCTCTTCTAGAATCATAATCATTCCAGTATAACTGATATGGATTTCCTAGGTATTGAACATTATCTTTAGCTGACCTTGAGTGATAATGACCAGAGAAAACTTTATCAAACTTTGCAAAGTCTTTGTGGTCTGCACCATGATCCATTACATGACCAGGGTGAGCCTCGAATCCATTAAACTCAAAGTGACCCATGCATATTTTACACTCAGTAGATTCTGCTTTTGAAAGAACTTCTGCACGATTCTCATCACAGATCCAAGGAGTCATGAAGATATCAAGTCCAGCAACATTAACATCCTGTGGTTCGTTGATGATATTAATGTTATCATACTCACCTAAAAGAAGTTGTGGTGCATTGATACGAATTGTATTTTTATAATAGATGTCATGATTACCTACAAGCATTGTAAGTTTCACACCCAATTCATGCAGAGGAGTAAACCACATGTCTTTGGCTAAGTCCAAAGAATTAAAATTAATACTCTTTCTTCTATCAAAAGTATCACCAAGAGCAATCACATGTTTGATCTTAGATTTTTTGATAAATGGAATGACAACGTTAGTATAAAACTCTCTGTAGAAAGTAGAGAACACTAACGAATCATTTCTAACTCCAAAATGTTGATCAGTAATTAATAAAATTTTAGCCATCTTTCATTTGAGTTTGAACACGGGACTTAATATAACTCATATCATTAGCACGGTCCCTATCTTCCAGTGATAGGATTTCATCAAAGTCAGATCTTTCAAGAATCTTATTCTTTACTTCCATTTGTTTCTTTTCTTTTTGAATGCGTCGTAGAAAAGCGTAGTAGATAATAGTTGTGAAGTATGCAAAAGGATTCTTTGATTTCTCTGGATCAAAGTTATCAATATAAATTAAACAGTTCTCTACTCCATCATGAATCATATCATCTTTATACATGTAGTTGATAAAGTTTGGTTTGAATGATAGATGGTTTGCAATATCAAGAAAACATTTACCGATGTACTCACTGATCCTAGGCCTAGGTTCTCCTTTTTCTTTTGCTAAAGCGACTTTCTCTCGAAAAACAATAAGAGCGGCTAAGAATTCTTTGTTGTTAATGTAGTGATGTTTTTTCGGTGCCATGTTATGTTACTGATCATGTTTATATGATAACAGAAAACTCCTGATTTGTCAATATGGCTTGACATGAGGATCAATTTTCATTATAATAACTCTGCTAAGGTTCAGAGATACAGTATAGCTTTATTACTTATTGAATAGATCATCTAGTTTCTTTCTCATATTTTCTACACTATCAACAAACCCCAGTTCTTTTGAGATCTTTTTTGGTGCCTTCTTTGAAGGTTCAATGTCTGGATATTTATCTCTCAGTTTACCTACCACGTACATATTGTACATTACCTTGAATTCATCCTTGAGTGGTGTAAGAGAGAGGACATGTTGATCATCGAATACAGTAAACTCATCATCAGAAAAAGGAGCCCAAGGATAGAACGCAACTTTGTAACGTTCGTTATCTTCTTCTGAATCTTCACTCTCAACGAATTGTGCTTGACATGGATTTTCAACAACAAGCATTAAAGTAGTGTCTTCCTTCTCTTCATTCTCAGGAAGAACCATACACTTGCCAATCACATCCTCTCCGTTCAACAATTTAACTGTAGCAACTATTTCTTCGCCTGGTCGAATGTGTCGTAGCATAAGTGTTAATTCCTTAGTTTTACATCAATAATTTCGTAGCCAAACTTCTCTTGCTTGTAAACCTTGATTCTTTCGATCAAGTGATTCAAAGTATAGTTTCGTCTGCCACTTCTAGAAATGTCATCAGCAATATCATATAAAATTGCTTTCGATTTATTCTCACCCTTTCTAAGAACTCTACCTATAGATTGCAGATTCCTAATTCTAGATTTACTTGGTGAAGCAAATACAACGTTGTGAAGGTTCTTAATGTTAATTCCTGTGGAAAATGTTCCATAAGATGCAACAATAACAGCATCAGTTTCTTTCTCAGTCAAAGCGCGAATCTCTTCACGTTCATCAACCTCCACGCCACCGTGGAT